ACCAACAACAGATACAGATTCTGTATTAGGATAAACTGATTGTACAATTGCCTCATAGTCTCTGGAGGTTACTGCGCGATGTTGTGAGGAGTAAATGCGTGGAGCAAAGTATTTAATTGAATCAAGACCTTCAATTGATCCACCATTTGCTGAGGCATTAATGGTTGTTATTGTTATGCTATTTGTATTTGATGGGACAACTACTTCCGATAAACTATCAAGGATTCTTCCAGCATATGCAAAATTTGCAGCACCATTACCCTCCTCACCATCAGTAATGATATATGATACTGTTATAACAGATTCGTTTTCTAATTTTTTGCCAAAATAACCATCACCAAATAGAAGTTCATACTTTTCATCTTGAACTTCTTGAATTAAATAGATCTCAGAATCTTTATTTAAATTTAAAATATTGTCTACTCTCGAATACTGTCTACCACCAGAAGATACTCCTGGTCCCCTTACCGTTGCAACAATAGTTGAAGTATCAATAAAAGAATTATCTAGAATAAATCGTTGATCAAGAGAACCATTTACAATAAACTGATTTTTAACATAAGTTCCCTGGTAGATTTCTATATTACTAAAAGATGCTATCTTTTTACTACCTACGGTCTTTACAACAGTTGTAATACTTTCAGGAATAGAGAAAATATAATTGCTATTATCCACTGCACCAACACAAACCAGACCTTCCTGTAGTGTTATTGTTGGTGTATTGTTATTATTTGCAATTTCTATATCAAAACTAACCGTTGCTCTGGAACAACTCCGAGAACGAGGTACATACCCAATATTTCTTGCCAAAGAAACTACATTTTCCCTTAAAGTTGCAGAATCCAAGAAGGATTCATTGACAACCATATTTGCATTAAAGGCGTTAATATAAGTATTATATGCTAAAGTGTCAATTAATATCGAAAAATTAGATCCTTCAAAGTCAAAATCCGTGAAATTTGAATTTGCACGGAGATAATCCTTGATAGAAGTCTTTATTTGATCAAAATCTAAATTTGTAAACTTTGTAAAAGGCATATCTTACCTGGTTGCCTCTAATAAGAATGAAAATTGTTGAATTGGAGTATCTTGACCTATAATTCTAAAGAAAATAGTAACCTCAAATGTATTATTATCAGGTTGTGGTACTGCTTCTACTTCAACATCACCAACTCTTGGTTCGAAATTGGCAATTGTTGCGAGAATTTCTTCTTCAATAATACTTGAAGTACCATAATCAACGAATTCAAATAGAGTTGAACGCACATCAGATCCCAACAGAGGATTAAAAAACCTTTCTGTTGGGATAGTTTCAACTAAATTGCGGACAGATCTCGTAATTGCATTCTCATTTTTTAATATTGGTAGGTCTTTTGTAACAGGATGTGGTTCAAAAGACAAACTAATGTCCTTAAATGCTCTTGATATCCTCGTTACTGTCATTGGTCAAGAAGTTTTCTTGCTTTATTTATATTTACTTCCAAGGTCTGCCATAAGAAGGCTCTGTTCCATACTCCCAATCATCGTAATCATTGTCATTACGAATTTTTTTATGCAATTCTGTCTGTTTTCTAAGCTGGTGTTCGATCTCTGGATTGGCAATTTCTTGTAAAAATTGACCATTTGAATTAAGCATTCTCAATGAACCATAATCAGTAACAAGATGTGATGTTCCCCACATTTCCATCATGTACTGTTGGTCTCTATCAACCTTTTTGTTTCCCATTTTAGATCCTGTTTTGTACAAAACAGAACTTTTAAAGGGGTTGCTATCCCTAATTTTATTTATTTTCACAAAAAAGGGGGATTCATACCCCCATTTGTGTAATATTAACCTTTACCCTGTCCCCTATATTTCTTACGCGCTCCATTGCGAGAAGTTGCGGAATATTTAGTACCATTGCCAGTTCCTTGACGAGACTTTTTAGGAGGTCCAGGTGAGTATGAGCTCTTATTCAATCCAACTTTTGCTTTAGCCATAATGATTTTCTGTAGTAATTTCTATTTTTAATGCTTCAGGTCTTGGAGCACCTGTCTGGTTGTTGTAAAACTGTATTGACAGGTCCTCCATTTTATCAAAGAATTCTTCCTCAGTCAAGTTAGAATATAATAATTCTTCCCCATTATAGACATTGTAAAATTCGTTAGACATCTTAGAGTATTCTTGTCTTCTCGTGTCCAACGCGAATGCGAGGATCACACCAGATCTCAAATCCAGCTTCTTTTGCATCTAAACAGAACGATACATCTTCTCCACACATGTCCTGAACCTCACCAGACTCAAAGACTTGCATCTTAGGTGCAAACCAGGGATACTTGATTTCTGGATGCTCAAAGACTCCATGCTTAATCATCAACCATCCAAATCCTGCATAGTCAACAGTAAATGGCTTGTTGCGTTTTGCCATGGTTTCAAGAGTTTCATGATTCATAACTCCACCATTATTGCGGAAATCATCCTCTTCCATCCAATGTGCGACAGAGGTCGTCCGCCCGTCTTCCGTACAATACCATCCACTCGAAATATCTTTATCTAATAGAATTAATTGATAAAATTTCTGAGTGTTAAACACAATATCGCTGTCAATCCACAATTGATAATCATACTTGAGCTTACCATCCCAGGGAATCTGGTCAGGTCCTCTCAATACATTTGCTCCAAGACACTTGCATCTTGCAAAGTTTACCATCGATGAGTAGTCTTGGGAGATTTGAATGCTTCCACCTGATTGTACAATATCAAAACAAAGTTGTACAAAATTTTTCAGGTATGTGTATGACACCCCACGACCTGGAAGACAAAAGACAATCGATTTGCCCCTAATCATCTCCCGTGCTTTATCATAATCCCATTCGGTCTTATCGCTTGGTGTCGGTGCCTTTGCTTTTACTGTAAATCCTTTAGCCATAAGAAAGTAACGTTACATCATTAATCATACATCATTATCTATATGAAGTCAACATATTCAGTTTTTACGGACTTCCGTAATTACAATACAGTCTCCATCAACCTCCATGTTTACTTCGGTGCCTTCATACCACCCATATTCACTTAGAATCCACTCAGGAATTGTAACATAATACTCTCCAGTCACTGGATCGACTTCTACGGTTGTAAAATTTTCTCCGGGATTTTTTTGCATTTGAGGTATTTTTCTTTTCATTTTAGTTTTATATAGAAAAGTTGTGAGTTTTATAAAGAGCTCGTGAAAGCAAGACTTTATAGCTTAAAGGGACCCATGGGTTTTATATAACGCGCCCCGACCGCACGGGGGCGGCGGCGGGGGCACTGCCGAAACACGCACCCAGAGGGTCACCCAAAACCCCAACGCTCCTGGCGCTCGTAAGCATACCCACTCACAGGGCAGCGGTGGGGGAAGCGATACCCTGCAGTGTCACGGTAGACCCCTGCCAGGTCAACAGCGGAGAAGCGGGGGACTTTTCCCTCATAAGAGGGTTGGGTGTCGTCGTCACGGACGGGCACCCACTCCATGGCACGGGTGGACAGGTTGGAGGTGGAAACGTAACGCATGATGGTTGGTTGACTTGAGAGTATTGTAGCACGAAGGGGGGGTGTCCCCCAACCCTCAGCGGCGTCCTTGGAAGCGAGCACCCCCGAGGTCCTGAAGAGCACCCAGCAACCCGTTAGCGTAGTCGTGCAACCCCTTGGCATCCTTCACGGAACTATCCAGGACTTGCAGGAGTTAACAGCAAGGCGCACGGCGTAGTCGGTGTGGCGCTCAGAGTAGCAACGGAACTCAGCAAGGCAAGCACGCTCATCGGCACCATGGCGGATGTAGGCAGCAGCCAGGGCAGCATACTCCTCAGGGGTCCAGCGGGTTGCTTCGGCAGAGCGGGGGTTCAGAGCAACCTTGGTAGCGGTGGCGATGGTCTCCAGAACCTTCTTACCCTTACGGAACAACAGGCGCTCATCACGGTCCAGGTTCGACAGACCGAACCCTTCAACGTAGGAGAGATTCGCTTCGTAGAAGGAAAGAGCAGCGGAGTCGGCAGCGGAGAGGTTGAGAGCGGTCATGGGTTGGATGTCTTTGACTCTTTTAATATACAGAGGAATGGGGGTCAGGTCAAGACCCCCGAACCAGTGTGTCGGGTGTCACAGGTCTGCCAGCATCTCATCCAGGGCATCGGTGTCGATCGTAGGATCCATCCAGCGGGCACCGTCAGGGGTCATCTGACCGAACTCCGATTCCAGACGGGGGATCAGGCGATCATAGGAATCGTAACGACGGGCGACGCTGTACAGAACGTAATCATTCTGCAACCACAGGGCGACGTTCCAGGTTGCCCAGTTTGCCCAACCGTTGTAGGTTTCGGTTTCGGTGATCATGGAGGTGAGTGCTTGCATTGGTCGTTTGTGGTTGATGTGTTCAGTATAAGGGGTCAGAGGGGGGTCAGGATGCCAGGCAGTGACGGTTTACCCACTGTCCCTTAGAGGTG